AACAAAGAACCAAATGATACAATTATTGATCGAAAGACCTCGTTATAAAAATACTCAAACATGATTGAACTTCAGTTATAACATTATTTATCAGGGCATTCCAAAAGGATTAACTTCACTAAAGTCAATAATTGAATCTGCTGCAGTTTCAATGTTATCATTATCTGCATAAGGTGTAACTAAATCATCTTTGTTTTGGAAACTCATTGCATACTTGGCTCCAGATTCAGATCCAACAATCACTTCACCTGGTGTAAATGTTCCATCAACAATGGAAATTTCAAGTGAGTTGGTTGATGGTTCCCACTCCTTCACTCTTGCAGTAACACCAGATGTTTGACCAGTAATTATTTCATTGAAGATGTAAGTTCCAACTCCAACTCCTGTTGTAATTCCTGTTGGTCCATCAATAATAATTTGTGGAACATTAGTGTAACCATAACCACCATAAGAAACATAAACAGCAGTAACAACACCAGCCGTGTTGATTGCTGAGTATGCCCTTGCTACACTTCCAAATGATCCATCATTATCAAATGAGAGTTCATTAGAATCAAATGTTGCATGAGTATCATCAAAAGTAAAGGATTGGAAACTCACATTTGGTGCAGTTGTGTATCCAGAACCACCATCTGTAACAGTGATGTATTGAATTGTTCCAGTCGCAATTCCTGCAGTTGCAGCGGCACCAACTCCTCCTCCACCTTGAATGGTTATCCAAGGTGCTTCAGTGTAACCACAACCCGCATTGATGAGATTGATGTGTGCAATCTTACCACCATATTGACCATTACAATTGGTGTAAATGTTGGTAATAGATGCCACACCAACAGCAGTTACACCACCTGCAGGAGCAGAAGAGAATCCAATAACTGGTTGTTTCTCATAAGAACCACCCATGTTTTTGATGGTGATTCTGTTGACTCCACCAGTTTCACAAACAGCAGCTGTTGCAGTTGCTGTTCTTCCAGCACCAATCATTGTGAGTGTTTGGATGTAACCAATCTGTTGAATCTCTTCATCGATTTCGGCTACATTAGTATCAATAACCTCATCCTCATAACGGAAGAGTTCACATGTAAGTTTATAAACGTAGTTCTTCTTTAACTGATAAAATGGTTGTTCGTGTTCAACAAACTTGATTTCAAATAAACGTTCACCAAGAGGGAAGTAAATCAAATCACCTTCTTTGGGACGATCTGAAAGTTCAATGTTTGGAATATTTTTAATCAGTGGAGCAATGTAATTCTCATATCTTTCTCTTGATATGATGAGAATTAAGTCATCCTTATCTTGGATACCAAACTTTGAGAGAATAGTTCCTTCACCAGTATAACCATCATAATTATCAACATATGCCTCCAGTGGATAAGCATCTTTGAATTCAGATTGAATAACTTCACGTATTACAGTGTTAGTTGTGACATATCTTCGAGGCATATAATATGTCTCAACACCATACATCCTCAACTGTTCGTTGACGAGTGATTGGATTAATCCTTGTTCTGTTTTAGTACCGTTGAGAAAGAATGGATTTAACATTTAACCACCTCAACCAATTAAGTCCATTGGTGGCAATTCATAAGTGGAAGACATTCTCTCCCTAATAATTTCTAACTCTTTTTCCGCATCATCATAAAGTTGTCTTCCATTGAATTCAATTCCACCTGGAAGTTTGACACCTTGGAATTTAATGAGGTTTTGTCCCCATTGTCTCTTAATCAATGAAGTGAGATAAGGTTTGATGAATGAATCATTCCAGATTCTTGTGTAATCTGTTCCATTCATTGCTCTCCAACAATCCAAGATAATAAAGTTACCTGCATTGACTCGCGAGTAATCAACATCCAAATAGAGACGATCAGAACGTTGATTGAATCTAATTTGTTTATGTGTGTTTAACAGGAAGTTCAATGTCTCAAGATAAGTCATTGACATTGAATAAGAGAGAAGATCAGTTTGACCCCAATAATAAATGTCATTAAGGAATAACTGATACTTAAAGTTGAACATGTTGGACATGCTCAAACCTTGGGAATCATCATATTGGAAAATCTTATTAACTCCAATAATGTCAGGAGGAACTTGAAGATAATTACTGTTTTCGTAATATGTAAATGTCGTTGCAGTTCCAACAATATTTGTTGTTGCGGATGTGGAAGCAATACCAGTCGTTCCAGATCCATTGGAAGGCGCGCCAGGTGGTCTCGCCATTCCACGATCAATATCTTCCTGTGTTATTTGATATTTAAGGTAACACTGTTGAACACCGTCAAAGTGTCTTTCATTGAAGTATTGTATTGCATCATCAACCAAATCTTCGATCTGCTCATCGGCTACGTTGATCTCAAGAACTGGAGCTCCTAATTTCCTCAAACAATAATCAATGAGTTCTTGTCTAGTGGAGGGTTGAGCCATCTATACACACTCTTTCTTGTATTTATCAGTTATCTTTATCCTCAAAAAATCTCAACAACATATTCTTGATGTCGGTGATGTCACCTTTCAATTCTTCAACATTATTTTCAAGAGATTTAATTCTCTCTTTTTCATTGGCTAACCTTTCACGGTTAGCCACATACGCTTCATAACCACTTCGATCTTTGTTGATAATTGCACCAGTGGCATTATCACGAAGTAGACCTTCGTGGTTTGTAACCTGAACAAATCGATTTTTCATTTTATGCAAGAGCGGTAACACGGAGATTCTTAACCTGTGGAACAAATGCTTGATTTGTTGAGGTTAGAATCAGTTTGACTCTGAAAGAATTAAATGATGGGAGACTGTTGATTGTGAACTTATATTCACTGAATTGAGCTGGAGTTGGATTCTGAAGGAATGTGTCAGTCTTTGGAACATTCAGATCTGGTGTTCCATCATTATTAGCAGAATCCAGAGGAATTCCAGGACGATTCACATTATCTTGATTTGCAAATCCAGGGAATGGTGTGAAGATTGTTTCTTCAGCCAGAGTGTTCTGATCAAAAGCGTAGAATGCTCTGATGTCAGCGTCGTTGTTTAGATATGCGTCACAGATAACTTGGATTGATGTTGCTGGGTTTTCCAAGAGAATTTCTTTGGTAACATAGAAACATCTGTTTGGATCTTCAACAACTGTGTTGACTCTAAAGTCTTCAGTGTAATTGGTAACAGGTTGGTTGATTCTATTTGATGTGAATACAACAGCTGTTTGATCCAAATCAATTGCTGGTGTGATTCTGGAATCAGAAGAATTGAGAACCATGTTGACAGTGAATGACTTATTACCAGGAAGTTCATCCAGATAAGCGTCTTCATTCACCTTCGAAGCTACGATTCTTGGAGAATCAAAGAAGTTGTTTTGATTCAGTGTAACAGCTTGGAAACCTTTGTCTTGGAATGATGGTTCAGAACCAGAAACACTTGTTCCAGAAGTTGTTCTTACCGAAGCTTCAATTGAAGTTCCAGAAGGTTCAATTGTGTTGAAGTTAGGAACAATCAGTTCGAATGGAACATTATAAGTTGATTTACCTCTATGTCCACCACCAGTTATTGAAGAAGTGAAGAAGAGTTTTGGAAGTGAACCTGTTCCAGTTCTATTTGTTCCCTTAGTATCTGACATATCAATCTTGACATAATAAGTATCAAGAGTGATTGGATTGGGAACAGTTACTTCATTGAGATTATGTGTGGTGTTGATTCTTCTCAGTGAAACACCATTCATCTCATACTTGTGAACAACGAAGTTCTGATTATGAGATTCAACAACAGTGTTATCGATTCCTCTGGTAACACCTGTAAGAGATGTTGATGTTGTTCCAGTGTAAGAAATGATTTCACTACCAATCTTCACATAACCAGGGTTTGTTGCACCAACTCCAACTCCTTCGAAAGTTGTATATCCAGTAGAATTGTAGATTGGAATGCTTCCAGTTGCGGTGTTTGGATAATTATCAGAGAGTTGAGTTGTATCAACTTCACCACGAAGATCTTTCAACTCAACACTATTTCCAAGGTTGTGCATCCCGTGGTTTCTCATAAACACTTGCATGTGTTGTCCATCATTATCAACTCTGATTGTTTGAGGAGCAACACCTCCACCAACGGAATAATTCAGAGTTGTGGTTACACCTAAACTATTGGTGTAATTCAAAGTATCTGAAACGTTTGTTGAGAATTCACCTTGAACATTGGAGATATAGAGTTCATTGTTTCCATAGATGCTGGAAACCGAAAGTCTCATTCCAGCTCCAACTCCAGCACCGACAGTGATTGGAGAAACAATGTCACCAATTCTATAACCATTACCACCATTTCTAATGGTAGCACCAATAGCAACAC